GCGTATCGGTTTTAAAGACGGTATGACTAGAAGAACGTTTCTAAAATTACTTGGTGGACTTGCAGCGATTCCTATCGTAGGTAAGGTTTTTAAACCATTGAAAACCGTTAAAGGTGTCAAGAACGTTCCGATAATCAAAACAGATAACGTGCCTGGTAAACCAGAATGGTTCGATCAGTTGGTCAACAAGGTTATTATCGAGGGTGATGATGTAACAAAAAGATTTGCGACCAAAGAACGTGAGATTGTTCATTCAAAACAGATCGATGAGGATAACTATGTAACTGTAACACAGGATCTTGATGAGGGTGTCGTGAGGGTAGAATATGAAAATCCAAAGGCAACAATGTTCGGCGAGAAAGTAGATCTGACTTATAAAAAACCATTACCGGATGAGGGAGATCCAAGACCGGTGGGAGAGTTTCAAACTACAGA